TAAAGCAATAGTTACATCTACTCCTAATTCAGATGAAGATATGTTTGCAACTTTATGGAAACAATCTCAAGATAAATTTGATGAACACGGTAATGAAGCAGAACTTGGATCAAATGGATTTCATGGTTATACTTGTATGTGGAACGAACACCCGGATCGAGATGAAGAATGGAAGCAGGCAGAATTAAGTAGAATAGGTGAAGAAAGATTTAGACGAGAATATGGTTGTGAATTTTTAGTTTATGATGAAACTTTAATTAATAGTATTTTCTTATCAACGTTAGAAGGTAAAGAACCTGTATTGAATATGGGACAAACACGTTGGTATGAAAAAATTAATTCAGAAAGTATTTACGTAATAGCATTAGATCCTGCAATGGGTACCGGTGGTGACAATGCCGCAATCCAAGTTTATGAATTACCTAGTTACAAACAAGTCGGCGAATGGAAACATAATATGACTGGTATACCACAACAAGTTAGAATTCTAAAAGACATTTCAACTTATATAAAAGATGAATCAAGAAATCCTAATGGTTCAAATATATATTGGAGTGTAGAAAATAATACAATAGGAGAGTCAGCATTGTTAGTAATTCAAGACTTTGGTGAGGACACTATACCTGGTATGTTTGTAAATGAGCCTATTAGAAAAGGTCATATTAGAAAATTTAGAAAAGGATTTAATACAACACACAAAACTAAAATAAGTGCCTGTGCAAGATTAAAATCTATGATAGAAAGAAACAAAATGACAGTTCATAGTAAACCACTAATTAGTGAACTTAAATCTTATATAGCATCAGGTTCCTCTTATAGAGCTAAAACGGGTGAACATGATGACCTAGTTAGTGCATCTTTATTAGCTATGAGAATTATACAAGTATTAAAGGATTGGGATCCTAAAGTATATACGTCATTTAGCCAGGCAGACGAGGATACAACAGAAAGAGTTATACCACTGCCGGTGTTCGCAAGTTACACAGGTTGATAAATACAAGATATATGAATACAAAAGTAGTTGCAAACGATTTATTCAATAAAATTAGGGGACGATTTCCATCTGTCACTTTGGGCAATGATGCGGGAGAAGTTACTAATAACCCCGAAGAAGCACGTTATTTTGACTTCGATTTTAAGGAGGACGGAAAGCAACTAGGAAAGGTAAGTATTAGTATAGACGACAAAGATGGTCTAGTAGTACTACATAATACGGATTTTATAGAAAATGCCGATAGTGGAGTAAAGCATAAGTGGTTTGAGTTTCTTAAAGAACTAAGAACCTTTGCTAAAGCAAGAATGCTTAATTTTGATACAAGGGATATTACTAAAAGTAACCTTGAAAAAAGAGACTATCAGTTTTTGAGTCAAACACGGAGAGATGGCAAGGAAAATAATATGAGTGAGTCTAATATATACGGAACTACAAAAACTAGTTTTCAACCTATTGGAAATGCACGTTTAGTTATTAAACATTCTGCTCCAATAGATATGACAGTTGGTGGTGGTAGATCTCGAAGAATAGAATCTTTATTCATTGAAAGTCCTACAGGAGAAAGATTTAGATATCCCCTTAAACATCTTAATGGTGCGAGAGCAATGGCACAACATATTTCAAATGGCGGTGTTCCTTATGATGATTTTGGGAAACACATAGCAGGATTAAGTGAAGAACTTTCAAAATTAAAACAATTTAAAACATATATTAATCGTTCAGCTGTAATGGCAGAAGGTCTTAAAGGTTATCTATCTATTGTAGATGAAAGAGTAGAAGAAATTAAAAGTACCTGCCAAAAATTACAAAAAAATTCATATTATTCAGAAGCAATTAAAGATTACAAAACAACAGAAATTAAAGAAGTACCAGAAGAAATTAAACAAAATTGGGTAGACGAATTAACAATTAAAACTTTTAAAGAAGAATTAAAAGATGTATTTCCTTACATTTATAATTTAGTTTCAGAAAAAACATCATCTACAGAAGTTACGCCAGAAGATTTTGAAGAAGCAGGAGGCTTTCAAGGAGAAACAGAACCTCATATGCTTCAGTATGATTTAGCAGGTGACTACGATAGAGAAAGAGGCGTATCAGATCAAGACGCTGAAGCAATTAAAGCCAAATTAGCAGACGCTGGTATTACAGCAGAAGTACATCCAGATGAAATGCGTTATAATGGAGTTCATATTCATACATTATCATCTGCAGAAGAAGTAGAAAAAGTTTTAGGTGATATGATTGAACATATTGCTGACATAGGAGATTTTGATCAAGCATTAGATTCTATTGTGGGCGAAGCAGAAAATGGTTTATTTTCATCTGATCCTGAAGAAGCTAAACAATCATTATCAACATTAAATAATTTAATGGACAAACATTTCCCTGCAGGAGTAAATGGTGTTAATGGTTTAGAAAGTTTACAAGGTATTATCGACGATAAAGAATTAAACGATCAAATAGTGTCAATGGGTAAAGAAGATAGTGATACTTGTATAAGAGGTACAATAATGAATTATATTAAAAGCAAAAGACCAGATTTAGCTCAAAGTATTAATGTAGGCGATATGAGACCAGAAGGAGAAACATTAACTTGGGAAAATATTAAACCTTATGTATCTGTACAAAGAGACGCCGATAATAAAGTTCAATATCATGTATTAGACAAAGATGAAAAAGACATATTTGTAACACATGATTCTAAAGAAGCAACACAATTTTTAAGAAACAATTTTAATGACTTAAGAAAAGGTACAGCAAAACCAGAAATGCCAGCAGGTTGGGAAGATGATTCCGGTAATGTTTCTATAATGAAAGGACCAGATGGCAAAATTAGTTTAGAACCAAAGAGTGATGGTCCAGGAAAAGAAGAAGAACCAAAACTTGATGATCCAAAAAATTTAGATGAATTTATTAAAAGCCATTTTGATTATACAACTAACAATTTTCCAAAAGGTGAAACAGGTCTTTTAACAGCAGTTGAAAAAAGATTTGGTGAAAAACACGTAAGAACTGCTGAAGCTATTATCCAAAAATTAATGACGGGCCAAGATAGAGAAATTAATAGAATAAAAAAATTGGCTGGCGTTTAATCCTAAAATATTATCCAAAAAAAATACTTGACTAAATAACAATGTTAATATAGTATTGACATTATGCTTGTCTTATGCTACATTAACAATAAGGCACAATTAACAAAGGCTAAAAATAGGAGGCTTATATTATGGCAACATTAGCAGACATTCGTGCAAAACTTAAAGAACAAGAAGCACGACAAGGCGGCGGAAGCCGATCAGGCGGAGACAACGCCATTTTTCCATTTTGGAATCTGAAAGAAGGAGAGCAGGCAACTGTTCGTTTCTTGCCGGATGGAAATAAAGAAAACACTTTTTTCTGGAAGGAACGTTTAATGATTAAACTACCTTTCCAAGGTATTAAAAGTGATACAGACTCTAAACCGATACAGGTTCAAGTTCCATGTATGGAAATGTATGGAGAAACTTGTCCTATACTATCAGAGGTTAGAGGATGGTTTAAAGATCCCAAGTTAGAGGATATGGGAAGAAAATATTGGAAGAAAAGATCTTATATCTTTCAAGGTTTTGTTGGAACAAATCCTTTAAATGAGGAAACTACACCAGAAAATCCAATTAGAAGATTTATAATTGGACCACAAATTTTCCAAATTATCAAAGGTGCATTAATGGACCCAGACATGGAAGATTTGCCAACGGATTCAGTAAACGGTGTTGATTTTAGAATAATCAAAACTAGCAAAGGTGGCTATGCAGATTATTCAACTTCGACTTGGTCAAGAAAATCAAGACCACTTTCTGAAGAAGAAACTAAAGCAGTTGAACAACATAGTTTGTGGAACTTGAGCGACTTTCTTCCAAAGAAACCATCTGAAGTAGACGTTAAAGTAATCAAAGAAATGTTTGAAGCATCTGTGGATGGCGAAGCATATGACCAAGAAAAATATGGTCAATACTTTAGACCAGCAGGTATTGGTGCAAGAACAGGTGATCCAGTAGCAACGCCAAAAGCGTCTACACCGGCTCCTAAAAAGGATACGGTTCAGGAAACGCCAAAGTCTAATGCTGATACTACTAAACAGAATAGTAAAGCTGAAGACATTTTAGCGATGATTAGAGCAAGACAACAAAAGTAACTTAATTAATATGGTGGGGATTAATTCCCCACTATACAATATTATGAAAAAAGAAATTAAAAAGATAATAGACTGGATATTATACAAACAAATACCTGCTTGGATATTGTTATTAGTAATAATAATCTGGATCTTAATATAGGATAAAAAATGGCAAATAAGGCGTTTGACGTATCAAAATTCAGAAAAAGTATTACAAAAAACATTCAAGGATTAGGCATAGGGTTCAACGATCCAACAGATTGGATAAGCACAGGAAACTATGCGTTAAATTATTTAACAAGCGGTGATTTTAACAGAGGTATACCTTTAGGAAAAGTAACAGTATTAGCAGGTGAACCACAAGCAGGAAAATCTTATATAGCATCAGGTAACATTATTAAGTCAGCACAAGAACAAGGAATTTTTGTAATTTTAATAGATTCAGAAAATGCTTTAGATGAAAAATGGCTACAAGCACTTAACGTAGATACAGATGATAAGAAACTTTTAAAATTAAGTTTATCCATGATAGATGATGTAGCAAAAACTATATCAACATTTATGAAAGATTACAAAGAACAATATGCAGAAAATAAAATAGATGCACCAAAAATTTTATTTGTAGTAGATAGTTTAGGTATGTTATTAACACCCACTGACGTTGATCAATTTGAAAGGGGTGATATGAAAGGTGATTTAGGTAGAAAAGCAAAATCTTTAACAGCACTTGTAAGAAATTGTGTTAATATGTTTGGTAGTTGGAATGTAGGACTTGTTGCAACAAATCATACTTACGCATCACAAGATATGTTTGATCCCGATGATAAAATATCAGGCGGACAAGGATTTGTATATGCATCATCTATTGTAATAGCAATGAAAAAATTAAAGTTAAAAGAAGATGAAGACGGTAATAAAATAACAGATGTACGTGGTATTAGAGCGGCTTGTAAAGTTATGAAAACAAGATTTGCAAAACCGTTTGAGTCGGTACAAGTTAAAATTCCATATGATACAGGCATGGATCCATATAGTGGATTAGTAGACTTATTTGAGAAAAAAGGTATTTTAGTCAAATCGGGTAATAGATTAAAGTACGTCGGACCTGACGGAAAAGAGCACTTAGATTATAGAAAAGCATGGACCGGAGATAAATTAAAGATGTTAATGGATGATTTTGACCAGATGCAAGATAATCCAACAGCAAAAGAAATTGAAGAAGAAACGGAGTAATCTATGCTAGATTCTAACAAAGTAATAGAACTATGGCAGTTCTTTAAAGAATATCTAGATCAAAAACAAATAGAAGTAATTGCAGAAAAATACGTTGATTTATTAGCAGACTACGGAGTTTCAGATGTAGAATTACAAGATGCAATAGGTCATGATGATATTTTAGATGATGCAATAAATTATTATTTAGATGTAGATAATGAGGATAAACACGACGACGAATTAGAAGATTATTAATGTCAAATTGGTATACAAAAATATCTAGAAGTACTGGAGAAATACCTGAAGCTATTAAGTATTTTGAAACTGAATTACAAAGTGCAAGAACTGAAATAAAAATTAGAGGTAATGTTGAAAAACAATCAGCAGAATTACCTGGTGTAGTTGAAAATAGATTCCATCAATTACAAGAAATAGAAGCAATATTAGAATACTTAAATATAGAATTAAGAAGATTAAGAAGCAAATTTTTCAAAAAATATTTAGAAAATTATCAAAGAGCATTGTCTAGTAGAGACGTAGAAAAATACGTAGATGGTGAACCAGACGTTGTTGACTACGAAAAAATTATTAATGAATTTGCATTATTGCGTAATAAATGGTTAGCAGTAACCAAAGGATTAGACCAAAAACAGTGGCAAATAACTAATATAGTTAAGTTAAGAGTTGCTGGTATGGAAGACGCAACCGTTTAACACCTTCCACCAAACTTCCTCCAAATAAATATTACAAAATAACCATGACTGAATTCAAATTGCCAAAATTGGAAGGTGACAAATCATCCGGATCACATATAATTTATTATAGTTGTGACCCTAATTATTGGAATGATTACGGAATATACTTGGCTAAAAGCACTACATTTTACAACCCCGATGTGTATTTGCACATACATATTTTATTCAATAACAAAGTTGAACATATTAATAAACTTAACGATCCAAAAATATCTTATTCTTACGAACTTGTAACTGATAAATTTTTAAATTCATTAAAGTTAACTAGCAACACATATTATAGAACAAGAAGTTATGATTTACTACATACAAAAGATGAAAAAATAGTTAAACAAAAAATATATTTTGCTAGTATAAGATTTATTAGAATAAAAGAACTTTTTAAAAATAGCCAACACGTATTACAACTAGATGCTGATGGACTTTGTCGCAAAAAATTTAATTTAACAGACTTTGAAAAAATTACAAAATTGCCATCAGCAATGAGAAAACCAAAAGATCCTAATACATTAATTGCAAGTTGTATAACACCTGGTACAGGAATAGAAAGTTCTAAATTTAAAACTAATTTAGCTGTACAAATGACTACGGCTTTTGCTGGAGAAATTTATTGGTTCATAGATCAAGTTATATTAAAAAAAGTTTTTAGTAAATTTAAATTTGAATCTATTCCTTATCATTGGAATGCTTGGGGTTTTAAACCGGCAGATATATTCAGTACAGCAAAAGGTAAAAAGAAAAACAATTGGAGATACCTAGATGTAAGAGCAAATTGGTTAGATAAAAAAGCACGAAAAGAATATATTTTAAATTGTACAGAAGGTAGAAAGAGAAACTTACTTAACAAATGAGAACGCAAGGTTACATAATTTATTTGCCACATCATAAAAATAGTGTCCTATGGAGTGATGAAGCATTAAAATCTGGAAAAAAATATAATTGGAATTTACAATTATTTCCTGGCGTTGATGGCAAAAAAGAAACTCTTAAAGATTATGGTTTAACAATATATCAAAAAAATAAAAAATGTAAAAGATATATGTCTAGACCAGGCACAGCCGGTTGCTTTTTAAGTCAATGGCAGTTATGGAATATGTGTTATAATACTAATAAAACTATAGCAATATATGAGCATGATGTAATTTTTAAAAAGCCAATGGAGCAACAATATAAATTTAATGATGTAATTAAATTAGAAGGATTTAATAAAGCTAAACCAGTTGCTGGACAGTGGTGGGAAGGTGCAAGAGCATATCTAATTAAACCAAAAGGTGCTAAAAAAATAATTGATTGGGTTACACTTAATGGTGCTATGCCGGCAGATTGGATGTTAAATGATGGTATAGTAGATGTTAAATTTGACGTAAACAAAGCAGTAACATATAAACAAAGAGCATTTAGCTTTACAAAGGATTTAAAATGAAACAACTAATATTTCAAGTTGCTGTTGGTAAACAAAATATATTATATGAAATTTGTATTAAAAGTGTAGCAAAGTATTGTAAAAAATTTAATATAGATCATATTGTATTAAGAGAACCTAAATTAAAAATTAGACCAGATTTAAATAGAACAGGACGCAGTAAAGAAGCAGTTGAAAGATTAGGATACCTTCCTATATTTGAAAAAGAAAATGCATTTGAATATTTAAAACCTTATGATCAAGTATGCATTGTGGATAGTGACATATACATTAAAGATACTGCACCTAATGTATTTGACGAACTACCGCAACAATATGATTTTGGTGGTTGTGTTGAAAGAGAAATGCCTTTAACTAAAAAATATTTTAACAAAATAAGAAAATATTCTAAAAATGCTTTTCAAAATTTGACAGATGTTGAGTGGGAGTGGACCGATAATGGAGCAAAATTTATTAATATGGGTTTAATGTTAATGAACAAAAGTATGTTAAAATACCTAAATAATGAAACGCCAAAACAATTTTTAACACGCCCAGAGTTTAAAGATTTTGTTGATGGAGTAGGTTTTTACAAATGGTCAACGGATCAAATGTTATTAAATTGGTGGGTTAAAAAATCTCAAATGAATACTAAATTTTTAGATTGGAAATGGAATGCTTTATATACAGCAGTACACGATCATAAATTAAAAGAAGCATACTTTGTACATTTCTTTTTAAAAGATTTATTACCTAATAAAGGAAACGAGATAGAAAGATTATTAAAATTAATATGATACACATAGTAAACAGAATAATGAGTACTAGAATTCCTAACCTACGTTATACAATGCCAGGGTTTGGAGATGCAATACATACAATTCTTTTAGCTCACTTGTATGGTAAAGCACATAACGATCAAGTTACAATGCATTTAGACAAAGACAAATATAATAAAGATAAACCAGGAACTCTGGCTCAATGTATTTCTTTGTTTCCTAAAAATACAATTTTTGTAGAAGGACACGATAAGTGGTTTAAAGGAGATATAGAGTTTGTAGATTATATTACAAAGTTAAAAGGAAAATGTATTGGACACTATTATAAAGATTTTCCTAATAGTCATAGAGTACAAAAAGTTGTTGAACCTTTCTTTTGGGCTGATGACTATCTTAATAATGGCTATCCGTGTTTGTCAGCAGAAGATATGAGTCACGAAATAAAGTTACCTAAAAAGTTTATAACTGTTCAATGGGACGCAGGTTCTAAAAATAGAAAATTATCAGGAGAACAAATTAATGAAATACACAATTCTTTTAAAAATAAAGGGTGTGAAATTGTTGTAGTAGGTGGAGAAGCTCAAGGAAAATTAAGAAGATCATTAAAACATATAGGGTACGCAATGTCAAAAGCAGATTATCATGTAGGTGTAGATAGTGGTTATATGCATTTAGCTCAGCTATATTTTAAACCAGAAAACATCTACATATATACTAATAAAAAAGGAAAATGGGAACATCATTTATTAAGATTTCATAAAAACGGTTCCAAAGTTAACGAAAAATTTGTATGAGTATAGACACAATAAATCATAATGGTAATTCTTTTTATAGATTACAAGCCGAAGGTTTTGCTTCACAATTTGCATTTTCATTTGCAAAAAAACTTTGTAAAGGTGAAGGATTAGACATTGGTTGTCATAAAAAAGAATGGGCTTTACCTGGAGCTACACCTATAGATAAAATATTTGAAGACGAATGGTATGCAGAAAATCTTCCAAACAAAAAATATGATTATATTTTTTCTTCACATTGTTTAGAACATTTAGATGATTGGGTAGGAGCATTAGATTATTGGACTGAACATTTAAAAACAGGTGGAGTTATGTTTTTATATTTGCCTCATTATGAACAAACATATTGGCGACCTTGGAATAATAGAAAACATATTCATATACTAGAGCCTAAATATTTAAAAGACTATTTCAAAGCAAGACCTTTTCATAACATATGTGTAACTGATGGATACGATTTAAATTATTCTTTTTACGCTGTAGCGGAGAAAAAGTAATGATGTTTGGTAGAAATCCAGGTACAGATAAAACCTGGATGAGAATTCCTAAAGATAGCATTGGTGCAGAATTAGGTGTATGGCGTGGAGATAGTTCTGCAAAGTTTCTAAACAATGCAAAACACATACATTTAGTAGATAGTTGGAGTACTATTACATATGAAAACTCAGATGAATTTGGTAATTATCAAGCCTATCTTGATAGGTATTCTGTACTTGTAAAGTCTAATGATCCAGAAGATTTTCAAAAATACTATGACAAAATTTATAATAGTGTTGTAGAAAGATTTAAAAATAGTCCTGTAACAATTTATCGTATGTCAACTAAAGAATGGTTTGAAAGTTTTAAAGAAAAATTAGATTGGATATATGTAGATGCTAGTCATAGCTTTGAAGGATGTTATTATGATTTAATAAATGCTGTAAAATTTATTAAGCCAGGTGGACTTTTATTTGGGGATGATTATGGAGATAAAAAACCTAATGTAAAGAAAGCTGTAGACAAATTTATTGCAGAAACATCTTATGAATTTAACAATTTTCATTTAGATCAATTTGAGGTTAAGATATAATGCACCCTACTTCAATGGAAAATATGCGTCTAGCAAAGACAAAAATACCTGATCTAGGAAACAAAATAACAATAGTAGATGTAGGTGGAAGAGGAACAAAACAAATACCTGTTAGATCTTATCAAAAAGTTTTTAAAGACATATACAAACATTATTACGTTGCCGATATAAATGAAG